TCTCCTTCGCATATTGAATAAGAGCTTCTGCTTTTGCAAAACATAACTCCACCTCTTTAGCCGACATTTGAGATGCGAAATATTCTGCCATCTCTTTGCACTCTTTTACCTTCGCCTCGTCAGTCCCAGTAACAGCGAGTTGCAATGCGAGTGTAAAAGCGTCCGATGTTGTTTTAATATCCTTTTTAATATACATTTTTCCCTCTCCCTTGGATTTCAGTTTTGCGTACAATAAACGCAGAAAGGGCGACCCTGTTTCCAAGGTCGCCTATTCAACATCAATCGTAATCACCCCCTACTTCCTCTGTTAATTCATAATTCTCCTTCAGACGATCATTCAAAGCTGTCTCTAACTCTCTCCAATCAACTTGAGCAAAAGCTCCACTTAAAAGATCCGTAACAAAACCATTAATAACATTCGTTTCATGCGAAATCTGATCTTGAACTAAATCCTTGATATCATCCATGTGAATGTCTGCCCCATCATGGTACTCGTCTTTGAAACGCTCAAACATATCGTCCATCATCCAAAGACCCACGAGCCACGTCTCTCGGCTCTTCCAACCATTAACCTCGGTCATTGCTGTACTCCTCGTTCCAACCAGAGTACTCGTCTCGGTAATCGACGATTTCCATGTGAGCTTTGTGGAACTCAGAAGTCTCAGGATCATATCTTTCTGCTTCATCAAGATAAAAAGCTAAGATATGCTCTTCTGGGTGAAAAACAAAACGCCCCAACTCTTTTTTTAAGTCGGCAATCTCATCTTTTAATTCCCACATTTGGTTTCGTATTTGAATTGCCTTAGGCTCAACCATATTCATCACATCTTCCAGATCTACAGGGCTCGTTGAACGTGCCTCTGGAGTTCGCTCGTCCATAATGATAAGCTCGTTATAATTTATAAAAGTCTTATCAAAATTTGGCTGAATATCGTGGGGGAATGTTTTTTTTGTATTATTAGCAATCATAATATATCTCCTAATTAAAATAGAATCACTTCTTCTATGCCTACAACTAGACCACAAGTAGAATAGTATTGCAAGTGCTTTGAGACAGAGTGCCAGTATAGGGCAATCTCACAAGAAAAAAAAATTCAAAAAAGTTTTTCAAATATGCTGTCTCAAGTGTCTCACTGTCTCCAACTCATACAAATAAGGTTCTTATAGGCGAAAATGCTGAGACAATGTTGAGACAGAGAGACAGTAAATGTGTAAAAACCCCTATATATGAAGTTCTTTGGTTTCCTGTTTTTTGTAAAAAGGAAGTTTTGAGACAGTTTGCTGTCTCCGAACTCTTGATTTTTGGAGCTACTGTCTCTATTATTCTTGTGTAATTTGTACAACATTTGGAGTTTATCGAATGCCGTCTATCAAAAAAAAGATTGAGGAAAAAAACAACAGGAAGTTGACCAATCGACAGATCACGTTCTGTGAGCACATCGTCGAGGGAATATATTCTAATAGTGAATGTGCTAGAAAAAGTGGGTTTGCTGTAGACATTGCACACGTTCAAGCTTCAAAACTTTTAAACGGCAGGGAATATCCTCACGTTGTAGAATATATTACCGAGCTTCGAGAAGAAAAACAGAGGCGTTATGGTGTCACAACTTTGGGTCAACTTGAACGACTGCATAAACTGAGCCTTGGGGCTGAAGATAATAACCAGTTTTCAGCAGCAATAAATGCGGAGCGAATCCGAAGTGCATTGGGCGGATTAACAATCGATAGACGTGAAACAATTAACACTTTAGATCAACTTTCCAGAGATGAAATTACTGCTCGTTTATCTCAACTCCAGAAGCAATACCCCCAAGCTTTTGTGATAGATGCAGATTTTGAAGAGGTAAAAAAAGATGCCAACCGAGTCGAACTTTTGGAAGCAATTGAAAAGAAACCTACCGAAGAAAACATTTCTTCAAAGAGTTGAGAATAAAAATGGGGGCGGTGTTCCCGATGTGTTCGCTTTGGTAGATGGTCTACCTGTTTGGCTCGAATTAAAGGTAAGCAAAAATAATAGGGTAATTATTAGTCCTCACCAAATTGCGTGGCATATGTCATATTTTTCAAAAGGTGGGAAAAGTTTCTTCTTAGTTAGAGGTGCTTCTGCCAAGGATCTATTTTTGTTTGGGGGTGAGCATGGCTCGGAACTCTTGCGACTTGGTCTGCCCCTTTTAGAGGATCAAGGTTCGAGGTTCGAGGACTTTGCCACTTTGTTCGAGACCTTGCGAGCCGATCTGCGACCTTATTATAATTCGCTTTGACCTTGCGACCTTGTCGCGCGTGTTAAGTATACAAAAATTTAGGCAAAAAAAATGCCCGACTCAAGGTCGGGCTAGTTTGGAATCAACTCTTACTATTCTTTTAATACCCCCAAGCTGTTGTAGTGTTCATATACTAAATTATTAAAGTGCTGCTTTACATCTTCGATCATTAGTTTTTTAACTGTTAAGTGCCAATCTGCATTGCCATTGGCACTGGCTGTCTCTGCATTGAGCGGGACTTGATCAATTATGTTATAGTTATTATCCCATGCGGTCGTATCAATATCTAATGTTATCGATAGTTTAACTTTCATTTCAAGACTCCTATACTATTATATTCGGGTAAACGTGCCATAGCCAAACTGTAAAAGCACCAATTAGAAAGGCAGAGCTTAAAGCTCCAGCCCACCATAAAACGTATGTAAATGTTATAAGCTTACTGTTCATTATTTCGACTCCTTTAATGTAGTACTATTGCTATTGATTTTTTGGTTTTAGTGGCAAGGCCGCCGCACAACTTGCAGCTATCACAAGTTGTGCGCTGGCCAGCCTCTTTTGATGCTGGACAAAGGATCTCATTTACTTTGTCTATATCACTTACGCTGTTAAGTGTTCTAAATGTTCTTGATCCTTGACCCCATAAAGCTTTGGCTTGTTCCAAATCGTCCGCCGATTGCATAGCAATATCTGGACGGAATCCTATTTGATGAGTGTAAGCTAAGTGAGATTTGCAATTGCTTAACAATTGATTCCAAACAAAACTTGGAACGGCCGCTGGATCGCCATAAGTGCCAAGCCTAACAACGCGACCGCTGCCAAGAGTCTTGCGGTCGCGGGCATTGTTTGCCATAGGATAAACGCTGCGAGTGTAAGCGTTATATGTAATCAAGACTCCTTGGCCTAGGTTTACATAACAAGATCTTTTAACCGCTATTTTTCGGTTGAGGTCGTTAGTTGGAGTCCCTCTATGAATGCAGCTTCCGCATATTGTGGAGTCTTGTCCCGTCTTACTGGCGAGTCGAGGGTCGACTCCATCAACTAAAATATAAGTTTGTAAGACGCCGACGCCGTTTGGATCGGTAGTCTTAACATTACTTTTAGTTAGCGTCGCAATAACAACAATGGGTTTACCATCGATTAATGATTTACCTTTATATATGATCCCGTTTTTCATAATGATTCTCTAACAAGATCCGTATTTGGCAATAATTCTTTAGCTTTTATCACAAGAGTTTTTTTGCTAAATGGTTGATAGATAGTTCCTTTGTAGAAATACATCCCGCCAAAGTGATGAGCGTAAACGTCAGCACTATTGTTGCTGGCTATAATCCTAAGGTTAAGGTCGCCTTTGTTATAAGTATAAGTATTTTTCATTATGGTTGATTCCTTTTCTAATAAAAAACCACAGGCAACAATTGCCTGTGGTTATTGTTTTTACATATAAGTGAAACCTTGTATCGTATCATCAAGAGTCAATGCCATGCCTTTAATTTTAATAAATTTCTTTTCAATAGCATCTAACTTATAGATTCCGTGTGGAATGGTTTTATTGCCACCAGACGGTTTTCTAACTTCAAATATAGTAGACTCATCTACTCGATAAAATGACGGGTTTCTAGATAAAGTTTTTGCCCAACTATTTAGAGTTGAAGTGTAGCACCATGAGTCATCTTGATTGTCTCGTTGTCTAATTATGTATGTCATTTGATTCCTTTTATATTTATTTGCATAAAGCTGTCGCCTTAATATAACTAGTATACTCATAATCAACAACAACACAACAACTAAAAGACATTATCTTAAACTATATTACCAGCCGCCGCGTGGGGTTACTGGCGCGAATTGCTACTACCTCGATCTCGTGCCGCGCGCGCCCCGACCCCAGATGCGCGCTGGCGGGATTTTTTTTTCTTGCTATAGTATTGGTATTCTAGATTCATTCAGATATAATTTCATCTGGGTTCTCAGCGGTCCAAGGACCAATGTCCGAGATCCAAACAATAGGTTTCCTATCCCCCCGAAAAAATTAGGTATGTATTTTCATTTGGGAATGGGGTATAAGATCACTTAACACCTGTAGCGAGAGGAACAAAAATGGACGGATCATTTAGCAATAATCCTTTTGAAGGCGAAGAAACTAAGAAAAGAATAAAAGATATTGGAACTTTTCTTGCGGAAGCTACTCCTATAGTAGGAGATGCAATAGCCGCAGAAGAGATATATGAAGAAGTAAAGAAACCTAATCCAAACTGGTATATGGTTGGAGTATTAGGTGGAGCTGCTATTTTAGGGTTGTTTCCTGTTATTGGTGATGCGGCTGCAAAGCTTGTAAAGGCTGGAGCAAAGAAAAAACTTGATGTCCCTACAGGTCTGATGGATGACCCACAAGGATTTTTCTCGGACGATATTCAAGATCTTGGACTTGATGAGTTTGATAGACAAATGAACACAGCTCAAGGTAAAAGAATAAATGATTATTTAGAGAAAGGAAGGTTTCAACCTCCTGCTTTAAAAAAAGAAAAAAGACCGATGTCTTTAGAAGACGCAGATTCAAAGTCCATTGTTGATGTATCCGCTCCCTATGATGCTACAACCGAGGCAATATTAACACAATATGGGAAAGGGAATTTAACCTCTCAACAAACTCAAAAGTTAATGAAACAAAGAGGACTCCAAGTAGATTTAAGAGGCAACCGAGGAATTAGAGATGATGTTTATCCTTCTATTAGCAGACTGAAAGAAGGAGAGTTTGCTTCAGGAACACAGTATGACTTTGCAAAAGGCGGAGACGTAGCGATGAACACTGGCATTTCACAAGAAGTAGCGGACATATTGAGGGAGAAGCACGGCTTTTCTTTTGGAGACACGGGGGCCTTTGTTTCTCCGACCGGGGCCCAAGTTCCGATAATGTTGAACGAAGGCGGTTTGGTTCCAGGTTATAAGCCGGGTGGGTATGTTGATCCTGTCTTTGCTGCGGTAAAAGCGAACAATGAAAAAGCGAGAGCGGAACAAGAAGCGTTAGAGGCGTATAAAGCTTCACGAGCG